GGTAGGTTCGTGAGTATGACCTCGAGAAAGGGCTCATCCCACACGAACCACGACGGATCATCCGTTGCGTTATAGAATTTCTCAATCTGAAACGCCGCGTTTACGTGGGTCCACGCGATGCGGCGGTACCGTGTCGCATCGGTGAAATTGGCCGCTATGGCTGCGCCACTCGCGAAGAAATTAGCCGCCGCTACGTCCGTGTCCCAAACTAGGTCAACCGCGCTCCCGTTCGCATTCGCTACGAGGAATAGCCGGTACCACGTGAGCGGGCTCAGCCCCAACCCCGCAGCCATGCCGCCAGTCCCGTCCCCGAGCGCCCACGTGGCACTGATGTCCTTTGTTATGCCGGTAGGCAGTATCAGATTAGAGGTGTTCGCGCGGTCACGCGCGGCGCCTGCATCCACGTCGAGCAGCGTCGTAGTGCCCCACGTGAGCGCGAGCCCGCTTTTGTGATCCTTCGGGAGCGCCGATAACCGCGGCGACAGCATCGCCTCGAGGATCTGCGAGGACAACGCAGTATCCGGCACGCCGGACGGAACGATTCCAGTCTGCAGGAACACGGCTTGAATGAACCCCCACAAATCATTATGGAAATCTTGTTCCATGGGCGTTCCGGTATTGTCGCCTGGTGTCGTGATGTCCCGCGCCTGACCGTTGGGGTAGTCAGCACTAGGCGCAATAATCTTGCCGACATACCCGGCGTGGGTTGAGGGGTTGATAGCCATTAGGGGACCACCAGCGTGTCGCGCCAGCCGTGTGTGCGCATCGACAACAGATTACCCGCGCCCATCGTTGACCGCGCAAACAACTGTTGATTGACGTCTACCTCAAAACGGTCCTTGATCATGTCGTGCGCGCCGGCCACGGCCAGTCGGATAGTGGCGTTAGTTGACGTGACAGCCACGTCTGCCTGGGCTGCAGTAGTGAGCAGCACAGAATCGGCGCTCCCCGCATTCGCAAACGAGAGCGAGAAATCCCCGAAACAATCTGGCGGGACGGCGCTCAAAAACGTCAGCGCAGCACGCGCCCCGCTAGGCGGCACAGCGACTTGCTGTAGACCTGCGGATAGCGCGTTCCAATAGTATCTGTCGGGGTCCTGCACGCTGTTTATGAAATCTTGAAGCGCCAGCCCGGCGTCAACATATACCCACCCGTAACGCCTGTACAACGTCGCGTCAGTGTAGCCCGCGGCGATCGCTGTGGCATCCGCAAAAAAATTGGCCGCCGTGACGCTTGTGTCCCAACACAGATCAGTGGTGCCGTCCGGCTTGCCAACTATGAAACGCCTCCACCAGCCAGTAGCAAGCGGGAGCGCAGTCGGGCGACCGCCACCCGCGCCCACAACCCACGCGGCAGTAATGTCCTTTTGTATCGACGCCGGGAGTATGAGAGTCCTCGTCCCTGCCTGATTCGCGATAGACCCCAAAGCTGTCGTCATGAGCGAAACGGAATCTCGCGTAACGTGCAGACCCGACCGCCGTCCGCCCGCAACCGAGTTAATGACAAGTAACAGCGAGTCGAAATAGTCCGACGCAACGACAGTGTCGGCGACGCCCGACTCGTTACCGACGCCTATGCCGTCTACAATCAACCGCTGGAATAGCGCGGACTGATCCTTTATCAACTCCTGCTGCCACGGGGTGCCGGTGCCGTCTAGCGGTACGGTGACGTCTTTAGCGCGGCCAAGCGGATAGTTCGCCGGGTCCGCGACAACGCGTCCGGGGTAAGTCGCATTCCAGTCTAGGGCCATGGTGTCACCTCACACATAGTTTATCATAAGCCCGAGCCATTGCTGACCTGGGCAATAGTAGAGCAGCATATCCTCAAATTCCTCCTGCCGGCTCGCGTCCACGTTGGCAAAAGTGCCCCCCGTGGGGCCGCCAAAATACAGAAAGAAGCGCCACTCTACGACGGCCACAGGGATGGTGTAGGGCACACGGCCGCGAACGATATCTAGGAGCTCGCCAGAGGTGGACCGCTGCGCGTCGATCCACTGCGCCGGAGTCCACGCCCCGTCATCCGGGTCGGTTGACTCCATGCCCACGTCACCCGCACCGTAAAAGAGCGTCTGCGTGGTGGCTATCTTGTTGACCAGTATCTGCGAGTCGACCAGATGCAAACCCGGGTCTCGAGGTGCTGGCGCGGGGACGCCCTGTGTAGTGCCTGCACCGCCAGCCGGGTCCCACCATTCATGGATGAAGATATCGCTAAAGCCAGCCGCCGCGGTGAACCCTCGCGCCGCGATTAGGTCCTGCAGGTACCGCGGCGACTGGCCCCCTTGCGCCTTCCACAAGCCGTCAAGCCGCGTGCGCCGCTCCGCTGTGGTGAGTCCCTGGTCTACGATGCCGAATTGATCTTCCCATAGCGCGAGCTCGCGCGTATCGTCCGGGAAAATGTCTAGCCAAATCTCATCATAGAATGCCTTGACGTCCGCCGGGAGCTCGGTCAGCCCCTCGAAAAACTGGCGCAAATGGAGCTCGCCAATTTTCATAGCCCAAGTCTTGGCACCCTGCGGCAGCAAGTGCTCGTAGACTCGAAGGAAGAAAGGAGAGACAGCCATTAGGTGAATACCACCGAGTCCGCCTTAGCCTTCTCGCCTTGAGTAATAGAGCCTACGATATACTCGAAAATGTTATCCCCACCGGCGGTCAACTTGAATTGCACGGACGTAAACACCCCACCAGCCGCAGTGACCAAATCGGACACTAGACCCGTTAGTGTGTTGCGTGCGAGAATGTCTGCCCGGGGAAGCGGCGACACGCCGGGAATGAAAGGTGCCCGGCTGAGAAAGAACGTCTCGACCTCGGCGGTGATGCTGGTCTGTAGCGCGGCGAGGCCCTCGAGCGGGTCACCGTCCGCGTCAAGAATACCGTCGACTGTCACAGTGAACGCGGTCCGAGTAATGGGAAACACGTTGGGGAACGCGTTGGCCGGTCGCCTCGAGGCCAACCCACTGTCGTCTAAATTGATGTCATCGAGAGCTTGCTGCAACTGCGCCGGCGTGGGGATCCCGTCCACCTCAGTGGCCGACTCTACATAGTTGTCCGTCTCGCCGCCCACGGCGCCTGTGTAGGGGTAGATATTCAGGACGCCGGCGCTCTCTTCCCCCCACAGTTCATAGTCAAGCAGCGCCCCGCCCTGCGGCCTCTTCTGAAAGAAGTCCAAAACCCGCTGACGGTACACTTCCGTGTCTTCCTCATCGGCACCCGTGGCTGCTTGCGCGGTAACAACCGCCTCCCGCTTTACGTTGGCCAGCGCGTTGGCCAGCTTGATCTCTTCCCCGATCTCGAGGTTTCCGATCACCCCCGAACCGTCGCCGCCCCCCTCGTCACCTTTGGCGGTGACGGTGCCGGGCACGACGCCAGCCACAAGAGCAACCGTGACGTTGAGCAGATACGTAACCCCGCTATCCACGCCGATGAATTGCGTCCCGGCGTCAAGGTTTCCGCCCGTGGTGAATACTGTGATGTCGATATCAAGCTGCGCTTGCTCCGCGGCCGCCGGGTCCCCAACGCCGATGAGCCGCCCCCACTCTTTGAGCGGGCTGACCGTGCGCCCGAAAATCTCCACCTCTTCAATTGTGGCGGTCCGGACAAAGACTTGCAGATATATGGAGCCGCCATACTTCCACAGAATCACATAGAGCGCGGCCAAGACTTTCGCCAGGACCCGGTTAAATGCTTTGGGGAGCAGCGGGATAGTTTGGCTCAGCGAGATCTCGAGTTGCGCAATGATGGCGGCGTTGATCTGCGCGGTGGTCGGAGTTACTAGACTCATGGTGTCGCCGCCTTCCAATTGGGCGTAAAGGTGAATTCCTCCTCGAGGCCCTCAGCCTTGACACTGACCTTGATTTGGACCCACCCAAACCGAACGATTGAAACCGTCACGTCTACAGAGTTGGCTACATTGAGCGCAAGCATCCAAGCCAAGTCCGCCTCAGCCGCAGCCTTGACCCGGAGTAAGTTGGCTGTGGTGAGCGGCAGATTATCCAGCGCCCACTGTGTCCGGCCACGATACGTGAATGCCTCTTCTGTCTCCGTCAGATTGCCCCACCACTCGAAGACATTTCCCGGAGTCCCGTCATCCTGATCAGCGCCCCCAAACATTGACAGGCTGACCGCAGTTTCAAAACCCTGGTCCATCTGCATCAGACCGGCAGCAACCGTGACGTCAAAGGACCCGCCACGAGGGAATGCCAGCGTGGCCGTCAGCGAGGCGTCAATCACCGTGAGTTTGGGGTCCCCCTGCAACCGGTCGGTCATGTCGGTATCGGAGCCCCTGTGGTCCCCGGCGCTGAGGTCACCGGGTGCATATGGAAGTTGAGACTCACGCCGAGCAGAGACTCGACGTCGCCGAGCGTGGTAATTTGCACCCCATTTATCGTGACCAGCCCGTCCGCCGCGATCTCGAGGGACCCGGCCGCGTTACTGACCGAAAAGGCCCCGTCCGCAGCCAGAGAGAGCGAGCCTGCCCCGTTCGAGAGCTCAATGGCCCCGTCATCCCTGAGGCGCAAACGGGCCTGCACAGCGGCTCCTGCATCGCGAGAGTAGCCACCCCACTCCCCAGGTCCGGACAGCCCTGCATTGACGGGGTCCGCGTAGGCTGGCGCGACGTACCGCCCGGACCCATCAACCGGCACACAAAGCACCGTATCCGTCTCGAGAGGCGCGCTATCCGTCCCTGCCGGCGCCATATGCTCGGGAGTCAACCCGTCAGGGGCGGACACCTGGACGTCAGCCACAGCGGCTCCTGCGCGCGTTACGCGCGTGAAGGATCGGACTGCAGCTAGGAAGCTTCCCATGGTAGCCTCTCTGGTATCTGGCCCTCGAAGGACCCCGGTAGCACGAGCCCCAGCCGGGTGCGGCCCTCGCTTGGCGTCCCTGCCAGATCCACGGACCGGATCAAGAATTCCGTGGGATTATACACCATGGCCCGGGGGGCGAGAAGCCGCACCCGGGTGTTAGGCCGCCAGAGGGCCCCCGCCGGGTCCACCCAGCCCGCGAGCTCCACATCGTAGCCGATCGCGTTGGCAAACATGCGGCCCAAACGCGCAGCCGCGGCGCCGGGCGCGTCGCCCGCGAAAGTGTCTGAAGCAGTGAACGTCATCGGGCGCAACACGTCCGGCAGCCGCGGGTTAGTCAGCGTGCTCTGCGATGGGTCTGTCCCGATGAAGCCTGGCGCGATCGCGGTGAGCGAGCTCCAATAGTTTTGGGGGTCAAAATTGGGCGTAACGCTCAGCACCGGGGACGCCTCGAGGTCCGCCACTGGGGCGCCGGGCGCGGTCTGCCAGAAGAGCAGTTGCCCCGCGGCGTCGTTGGTCAACACTAGCGTGTGCTGCTTGGCCTGCTTGGTAAGAAAAGAAAGGATCCGTTCGCTCGGCTGCGCAGCGATTCGTGTATAAGCGGCCCCCGCTTCAGCCTCAAACGTGGACGCCAAACCAAACGGCGCAACCATAGCATCAGTCACGGCCTGCAGATTCATGCCGTCATATTCGAGCAAGTCATTGCCTGCCGGCACCGCTACGTCGTTGAGCACACCACAGCGAGCGTACCCCGAAGCGGACACAGTACTATTAGCTGCGTCAGTCACAGGCACCACGTCAACCATGGTGCCGGTAAAGAGCGGCACACCCCCCACAAAAATGGACACGGGCGCGAATTTCATCGGCACGAACGACTCAACAAACAGCGCGTTTTCTGGATCGAAAGGGGCTGTGAGCGAGAAGCGGTCTATTGTGTCCATCGAGAGGGAAAGGGAAACCGTACTCCAGAAGCGAAACCGCTTCCCGTTGATGGACACCGCCACCTCATCGACCGCCGCGGTGGGGACGTTGGACACCGGTAAGCTATTCGTGTCTGGAATGATTAGCACTGTGCCGGGGACTAGGCCGCTCGAGGCCTCCGGGTTGGCCGATCGAATCAGACTAGCGAAGCCTTCCGACCCGTATGACCTCCGGGAGATTAGATCGAAAGTGTCGCCAACGCCTACGAGGTAAGTCCGACTCATACATAGTACCGGATAGCGGTGCCCTCGGGCACCTCGAGAATCTGGTCGACAACTAGATTGTTGTCTACGATCAGCCGATCCAAGTTAGTTCCTACGGTCCGGTATAGCTCTGCCTCGAGATCAATCAGCGTGCGCGGGCGGTCGGTTACTAGCGTCCGCTCCTGCTTTAACGTGAAGCTGATCTCAACCAAGAAACCCGCAGCCACGGCACAAGCCTCTTGCACTTGCTGATACGACTCTCCTGTGTCGACAACGCTGAGCGCGACTAGGTTGGCGTCCCTCCACGCAATGAAGTCCGCGCAGAACTCGAGAATCTGGTCAGCTGCGGCCAGGGCATCCGATCGGCTAGCGAATTCGGCCGCGAGAGTAGACACGATGGCGCCGATGATGGCGTTGGCTGCCGCTAGATCCTGTGTCCGAAAAGTGTTCTGCGGTTGCGAGTCATTGCCGGGGACCCCCGGTGATCCCGAACCGTCAGCCCCGACAATCGACTCTAGTAGATTCCCATACGCGGCCATCTTATCCGCGATGAGCGCGGCGGACTGAGCGGGCAGCTGCGCCAGTTGCTGCATCTGCGCGGCCAGCGTGAGCGGCGTCCCGACAAGTAGATCAATCGACGCAATGATGGACTCAAAAACGGTAGTGACCCGGCGTTGGATCTCAGCCGAGACCCGGGACACACGCGCAAGCGCGGTCCTTATGGTGTTGGCTGCAGCCACTGCCTGATCAGCCAGACTGGACTTCTCGACTTCGGTATCGAGGTCCGTCTTGTCTTCAAACTCCTTAGCGCCCTGCTCATTAGATTTTGTAACCGTAGCCTCGACCACGTCCGCCGGAGATGCGTCGGCCACCGGAAATAGCAGGTCATTAGTCTGGAAGAACAGGACGTCAAAGACGGCCTGATTGGCGCCGCTCTTCAGTCGGTCAACACGGTTTACTTTTCCGAACGGGACCACGCTCAGCCCGACCCCATACATCGGGTGGTCTAGTTTGCCTAGGCCCGTCTCGCTGAGCATCTCGAAAAAATCGTCCGCATCCTGGTCGTAATCTTCACCACTGAAGATGGCTCGCACAGGAAGCCGCCAACCTGTGGCACCGCGATCCTGTACAAAAGTCCCGCTCGCGTCCGAGAACTCAAAGGCTGTTGTCTTTTTGTCGAAGCTTACCGACACGTCTTCGTAAAGAAATGTAATCTCGCGGCGACTCGGGGACACGTACCGCGGCGTCTGAAGTCGATCCTCCCAGGACATCAAAGACCCCCAGACGGCTCGAGCGAGATGCGCAACCCGCCGGCCACGGTGGGGCGCGTGTCGAGCTCGGCGCGGTCGGTGTCGCCTGTGATGCGCAACTCGTGCCGGGCCGTCTGCAACATTTCCGTAACACGCTCAGTAAACGTCGCGCCCTCGCTGCGCGGCGCGGGTTGCGGGAACTCTGCCGGCTTGCGCTCCTCATCGCCGCCCAACTGACTAAGGCCGACGAAACCACTACCGGCACCGCCGGAGATGAAGCGCGAAACAAGCGCCAATTTCTGCAGCAGCGAAGTCTCGAAAAAGTCCGTACCCAGCTTTTTAATTCTCTCGAGGTTTGCGAGTAGCAGCGCCGCGGCCGCGGCGGCCGCGCCAAGCGCAAGCGCCACAGGGTGCGCGAAAATGAACGCGACCCCGGCGCCGACCACGGCCGCAATCCCGCCCACCACAAGAAAGGCCAGCCCCACCCCTGCGATCTTCTCAGCGGTCAGAATGATTTCAGGGTTGGCCTTTGCAAAAGCCGCGGCCTCCCGGGCCGCTTCAGTAATTTGCGCGATGACTCTCGAGATGTCCTCCGAGTTGAGCTCGAACAGCGTCAGAGCCAGACTTTCAATCGCGCTATTCATAACGTTAAGCTCGCCTCGTGTCGTGTCGCGCAAAATCTTGGCCATCTCCCGGGTTGTCCCGGCGGCGCCCTCGATGGCCTCCCGGTACTTACGGAAGCCGTCCACCCCGGTGGCCAGAATGGTCGCCACTGCAGTGATGCCTCGCTTGCCAAACAACTGATCCAGAATGCCGGCCTGCGTGATCTTACTCTTGCCGCCGATACTCTCCTGCAGGTCGTCCATGATGTCGGCAAAGTCTCGAAGCTCTCCCGTCTCGAGCTCCTTAGTGGCGACACCCAACCGGCCGAGATCTTTCTGCACACTGCCTTTAGCCAACTGCAGGAACACATTCTTTAGCGCCGTTCCCGCATCGGACGCCTTGAGACCCGCGTTAGACAGCTGCCCTGTGATCGCAAGGAAAGTCTCGAGCGGTACGCCCGCAGCTGTGGCTGCAGGTCCGCCTTTCTTGATTGTCTCGAATAGCTCTTCCATCCCCAGATTCGCGGTGTTGACTGTTTTAGCCATCTTGTCTGATAGGTCAATAAAGTTTCGCTGCAGCTGGGTTGGATCATCGCTCCCCCTACCAAACGCCCCCAACGCGTCGGACGCGATATCTGCCGCGCGGGCTAGGTCGAGCTCGGAAGCGGTGGCTAGATCCACAATAGGGCCGAGCAGCTTTAGCGACGATTGCGCGCTGAATCCCGCTTTAGCTAGAAAATTCAAGCCGCCGGCCGCTTCGGTTGCGGTGAACTCCGTCACCTCCCCAACGCGCCTGGCCTCGTCGGCCAGCTCCTTAAACGCAGCTGTCCCTTTGACGATGGGCTTGCCTAGCTCATTCTTGAAGCGCGACCCCGCGCCTACGATCGCTTGCTCGAAGTCCGCCCCTTTGGTAACGACCGCCCCCATGGCGAGAGCTGCCGCCGCGATCGCGCCAGCCATACCTGCGACGCCAAACGTACTACGCGCGGTCTTCCCAACACGCTTGAGCGCCATGTTGGTTTTGCGCAGGGAATTGCGGATTCTGCGCTGGCTCTTCTGAATCTTGTTGGTCATCCGGGACACGGGAGCGGTGACCTTGTCAAAGGCCTTGAATACCGCCGCGATCGTAAACCTACCCCCCGCCGGCACTGGCTGACCTCCCCCTATCTACTAACTCATCCCACACACCGTGGTAGAAAAACCGAATTTCTGACAGCTCCATTGTGCGGACATCCGGAAGGCTCGAATACTCCCGGCACACCGCCCAAATCATGGACACTAGACCCGGCAAGCCCCGGACACGCACCTCCCGTCCCCCCTTGCCTACTAGGGGTGTTACGCAGAAGCCAAAAAAATCACAGCCAACGCCTGGCACACTTTCAGGTCCCGCCCGTCCATCTGCCCAAAGATCGCGTCAGGCTGCCCCGTGAAATTTCCCATGTAACTCATGATTTTGTGAATGTTGTGCGTGTCCTTGAACCGGTCGAAGTCGAGCAGCGCCTTTCCACCCGGAACACGGAAATCCAGCTGGCCCGTCTTCACGGTGGGCCAGCGCAGGGTATAGCTCGGGTCCCCTGTGTCACCCACAACCAAGTGTCCGGACATCATGACCCGAACTATGGTTCGTTTCCATTTGTTGAAGCCACTACGGTCGTCTTCCTCCATGTCCGCTAGATCCGTGTCGATATCCCACGCCGCAGCAAACCGCTCGAACTCCGCCCGCGCGGTTTCCTTCTCAACACTCACACCCACATCAACCGGCGCCGTCTTTTCTTGCTTCGTCATATAGCCCCCTCTTCACTCTAGCCTTGCTGTGTCAGCTTCCCGGGACCGGCCAGCCCCAGAGCTGTGGTGCCTGCCGCTGCGCTATACACCGGCTCGCCCACAATCTGGCCCGTCCCGTTGTGGACGGTCCCATCGGTCAGCGTGATCGCGACGGAAAAATTGCCTTTCTGGTCTGCCAGATTTTGGATGAACTCCGGATCCCCGTTGATGTTGTCCGTGTCAACGGCCACATCAGCAACCGACCACGCGACACGGGTCTTAATCAGACGCGCGGACCCGTCACCGTTGGGTGACTGCTCGTTCTCCCACCCGCCGCGCTTGGTCTGCGCGTCAGAATCGGCAGCCACGGAAAAATTCCGACCCGCCAAGTTGAGCGCCAGGACACTCCCGCCGATTGCTGACATATTGACCCCCTATCCTGTGGTGAAGCCGAAACCGAGCTCCACCGATGTGATGTTAGCCACGCCCGAAATCTTGACCGTGAGTCCCAGATCCAAGCGCTTATTGCTCGCCGCGTCGGCGAATATCGTGCCTTTGGCAAAACCCGGGTCTGTAATGATCGCGGACAGCGCCAAACGGTCGACTATGCTCGCGAGCGCCGTTTGCGCGGCGCCAACTGTCCGCGCAGCCGGGTTTACCGTAGCCTGATCGTCCGCAACAATCGGGGCGCCGTTCCAATCCGCGGACTCGAACTCCTGCCGGATAGCGTAAATGCAATTGGCTAGTTTCATGATATCCGAAACATAACGAAACGCTGAGAGCTCCGCGTCAATGCCGAGCACCGCAACACCCGGCGGCGCGAGGAGCTCTGCACACTGCGCCAACGGCTCGCCACACTGCGCCAACAATTCGCCGCACGACATGGGGAACGTCAGAACCTTAGTGTCTACCACATGGTAAAACGTGACCGTGTCGGATATCTGCCCCGCACCCGCAACGAGCCGCGTAGTAGACAAGCCCGCAGTCACTGCGGTGTCACGGTCCCCGTAGCCAAACTGCTGCTCGGGCGTGCCTGGCGAGAGCGGTGCCAACGAGCCGCGGGCGAAATCGCGCGCCGGGTTCTCGTTGGCCACCACCGCCACCTGACTGGCGAACCCCGCCGCGATCGCCCACGCCGTCTCACGAGAACCGCCGTAGATCGGCATAGAGTTGGTACGATCCTCGAGGTGCTGCGCAGCAACCGCCACCGAATTGGCCAAGCTAGGGTCGTTCTGTCCCGTGAAGACAACCGCCGGCCGAGCGTCCACAGACCCCCAACGGGCAAGCCCCCACGCCTCACAGGCGTCAAAAGCGGCAGAATCCCCGGGCTCGGACCCGTTTACCACAATCGTTTCCCACTTGTCGCCGATCGCGTCAAGCGCCGGTTGGACGTCGGCGTAGGGCGTCCCGCCCGATAGCGGCGTGGTGCTCCACGTCTTATCCCGGCCACCGCTCAGCACGTCCACGTGGACCGCCATCCCGTTGGCGCTACCACCTTTCCATTTCGCAGTTAGCGCTACGTTGGGGATGGCAAAACTCGGAGTGACTGGTATGTCGGGAAAATCAAGTATGAACACCCCGACAGATAGCAGCACCCCCACAGCGGAGGTGCCTGCCGGTAGGGACAAACCCGATAGGACAAAGCCGCCGACCGTGATACGCAGCACCACGTCGTCCGCAAGCGATGTGAACGGGGCGAACCCAAGCAGCCCCGCCGCAGCGACCGCGGCGGGTGGCTCCTGCAGCGCGTAGGCGGTGAGTGGGATACTGCCGAGGCCACCCCGATCGGGTGGCTTGAGAATTTCCGCCATACGGGCCAACGGACTGGAGCGGCCGTAAACCTGCCGGGCTTGCGCCGCGCTCGAGATGCCAGTGGCCTCGCTAGGGTACACCACCCCGGCGAGACCCTGCCCAATCATCGCGACACACTGCGGGAGAAAAGAGGAGCTCACGGCCGCCGGCCCCGGTTGGGCGGCGACGCCCACGACCCGAGCTGTCGACTGCGCGCCTACACTCCTCGCTACCCGCCGAAGTCAAAGCCGAAGTTGAGTTGCACGTCCATGATGTTGGCATTTCCGGACAGCTGCACCGTCACACCCATATTGAGGCGCTTGGGACCCCCGAGAACCGCCGTGGTCTTGGGCTTCGCGATGTCCGGGTTGGTCAACACTGCATCTGCTGCCAGAGCGTCGATCATGGTGTTTAGTGCCGCGATCGCATCCTTGGGACTCTTCGCGTCCGGGTTGTTAGTGACTTGATCGTCCGCGATGAGCGGCGCGCCGTCCCACTCCTCACTATTGAAGATGAGCCCTGCGTTGTAAATCACCTGCTGCAGCTTGACGATGTCCACCACGTGGCGATAGGCCGGCGGCGTTTCTCCATCGGGGTGATAGAACGTCACCACGTCCGACAGCACCGGAACGCCGTCGACAACCTTTCCGGTGGACACGCCGGCCGTAACCGCCGCGTCCCGGTCCAGATAGCTCCACTGCTGAGCATCGGTCCCCGGATCGATCGTATTGAGCCTCAGGCGCGGATAGTCCCGGGGCGGGTTGGTGTTGGCCCGCTCTACGATGCGCGCGACACCTCGAGCCGCAATCTGCAGCGGGAGACTGTTACTACCGACAACCGTGACGAGCGCGTTGACTCGATCGGACTTGCGCAAATCACCCGCCGCGGTCAGCGTGGCCAACGTCGCCTCATTCGTGCCGACGAACACCACCGCAGGCATTTGCGTGAGTGCATCCCAGCGCCCCTCACCCCAGGTCTCATAGAGATCGAGCGTGGTCGTGTCCGTGTACTCGAGGCAATTGACGACCATGGTCTCCCACACGTCGACAATCTGCGCCAGCGTGGCGGTGACGTCCGGGTTGACCAGACCACCAACGGGGTCGGTAATCGTGAACGTGATCCCGCTGATGGTCCCGATGACCGAAACCGTCAAGTCATTGGTTGAAACCCCTTTCCATTTTGCGGTGAGGTCGGTCACGTTGCCGATGCCTGCGACTGCGATCATCGGCATGGACACATTGCCGTTTATCGCGGCGACAATCTTGGGTGCGATCGTCGCCGGGAGCTCGCCGTCGTCAATCACAAACGGGGCGGACCGGACGCCGTTGATGTCAATGATGTAGCTGTCCGCGCCGACTTGAGTGCCAATCGGCTCGATATCGCCGAGCGCCGCAGCGCCGGCGCCATCGTCCACCATGGGGTAGAGCGTGACCGGAATCGAGCCAACCCCGTCCCCGTTGGACGGACGGACCTCGAGCATGGATAGGTGCAGGGGGCTGCCGAAACCGAACGTATTACCCACCTGGACCGCGGTCTGCACGACCACAGGGGTAGTCGCATAGGTGGCCAGCGTGTTGCCCTGGCCCACGATTGCGACACGCTGCGGCAGCTGCCTTGCTCCAGCGGCGCCTATGCTCGGATCGTAGACGGCCTCGACGCCAACAACGCGCGCGACTGCACTCGGACTAATTGTCATGGTGACCCCCTATGGTGTGAAATCATATTCCACCTGCGCAACGACCATGCCGTCGGAGTCCCGCTTGATATCAAGCGCGATTTCCTCGAGCGGCGTTCCGGTCGCCTGCGGTGAAAACTCGTTAAAGTCCACGGCCACCGCCACACGGACGCCGCTAATGCTCTGCGCCTCATCGCTAGGCTGGCCTGGCAAAAAAGCGTTAATTGATTGGATCCAGCGATTGCCGACGATGGGCAGCTGCAGATTGACATTCTGCGCAGCCATCAAAATGTCTTTCACGAACCGGACGCCGCGTTGCACCGTAAACGCCGCTTTTTCGTCGCCCGGATCCTGCCCACCCGCGCCGTTGTCCTTTGTGACGCCAAATCCAAGCACCTCAATATCGAAAATCCCGGAGTGTGTCTGGCGGTTTACTGTATTGCCTCGAGCTCGATCGAACGTCCCCGAGTCATAGCGGACATTGAGTATCGGGGACTCATCCGACACCGGGCGGTTTAGGAACGCCTCCCAAGGCTTCGCCCGCTCGACGTACACCCGCATCGCCCATTCCTCAGGATTGGGCTTTGCTGCGGCCGTGGCCAGCGCCACCTGCGCGGCCTGGTTCTCCACGAGGATTGACGCAATCTGGTCTCGAACAATCTCGAAACCTGCAGGCGCGTCAATCAAGTCCGGTAGGACATCAGGCATTCTGGTAGAACCCCAAAATACAAACCAACACGTCTAACGTGCGATCTGGAATTGTGTGCAGAACATGCCACAGCTCGCCAGCCACGGACACTGTCCACGGTAGCGAGGTCTTTTCGGGGACACCGATGGGGAAACTCGCGTAACCTGATACGGCCGTCAGCGTAGACAGCCGCAGCGTCACGGACGCAAAGCGGCCCGACACAAAGACGCCCGTCTCCGGATCCAAAATACGCCCGATGTCCTGCGCTTGTCCGAGTAGCGGCGCCACGCTGGTAAAGCCCGTCGGGTCGGTCAACACGATTGACTGGCCAAACTCCGTAGCCCCCTCGAGCGTAACGCCGAGGTCCGCCCGAGCTTGGGCCAGAATGCTCACTTAGGGGCTCTCGGACGGCTCCGCGGTCACAGGCGCCGGTGCCGGGGGCGTCGGTGCCGGCGGCGCCGCGGGCGCCGTGGGCGGTGGCACAGCGCTCACCGCAGGATCCTGCGCGGCCTGCGCGCCGTCGGTGACCTCGAGAGGTCCGGGCGTCCGGGCGGCCTTCTCGGCCCGTGCGGCGGCGACAACGTCCTCCGGCAGCGTGCCGGGCATGACCCGCAGCAAAACACCCTTGTCCACAAGCACCTCGAGGCGCTTCTCGGCAACCTCCGGGTCGCTGATCCCGAGATGCCCGCCGGTGATCTCGCCAGCCTCGAACACCTTTCCCACACTACAGACAAGACTCCTGCCCGGCGCCACGTAATACTGTGCCAAAACTCTAGCCCCCTTTGTCGTTACACCCCGGTGTCGATTCGGCCGAAGGTATCGATGGCTGTCGGAATCGCGAGCGGCCGCGACTGCGCGCCTATCATGGTCTGCGTCCCGTCCGGAGTGGTCCATATGTTGGGCAGAATGTCGGCGGCCTGCGGGACGGTGATGCGCCCGGGCAGGAACGACGCGAATCGAGGATCCACGTTGACCGGCTGCGGGATGCCTGCAAAGACCATGTCCTTACGGCCGCGGCTCGCCATCACGATGCAGCTCTCGTCATCGAGAAAAGGCGTATTGACCGAAGCGCCCGGAATCTCGCCCTCACTGGCGTAGGTCCATATCTGGTAACTGTAGGCACCAATCTGGATTTCACCGTAGAGCGTCGCGCCGCTGTCGAGCAGCCGCGGGTCGATGTTGGCCAGCAGCATACGCCGGCTATCCAGCCGCGTCTGCACGTCCGTGTTAGCCAGGAATGCCTCGAGCGTCGCGTCGCCCATGATGAGCATATCCGGATTGAGCTGCCCGTTGGTCCGAATGAGCTTGGCCACCGCGTTGATGTCCGCGAGTGGGGTACCGGCGCCACCAGTCCAGGCTACGCCGGCGGCCGGAAAGTGCGCCGCTTTGGGCTTGAAGTCGATGACGTAGGCGTCCACACCGGCGGCGTTCTTCAGCGTCAGCGTTCCGGTCTGCATGATCTGGCTACACTGGAGCTCCATGTTGCGCTTGATCATGTCCTCGAGCAACACGAGCTCGGTCAGGATCTGGCCGGCCAGCTCGGCCTGAAAGCCGATGTCGGTCGAATCGTACTCCGTCTCACCGAAACTCCGGTGCATGAGCCGGCTACAGTCGAAGGCCGCAGCCTCGGCCAGCGTGGGCGGCGTAAACAACTTGTTGGTGAAAACGTCCAGCGAGTTGATGTTGTGGCCGTTGCACGGATTGATAACCGACGCAATCTTCTCACCCGTGCGCCGCACGTCGAAGGTAACCTGCTCCCCAGGAAAAACGTTCTCGGGTGGCGTCTGAAACAGCGCACGAAAGAACATGTCGGGGCCGCGCCGCTGCGCGTAGGCCCGGATCATTCGTGTGCGCCAGGTACTGGGTGCCATGGTTTCCCCCTATTCCTACTGGTTGTCCAGCTGACCGAGCTCGGTCACATTGAGCGGAATGATCCCGAAGTCCCGGATCAGATCCTTCTGCGCCGGCGTGAGTACGCCAACCAGAGCGGGTGCGAAAATCAGCCGATCGAGGTTGACCTGCCCGCCTACGACGGCTTGAATGGGGATGTCCACCACGGGGTTGGCGGTGAGTGTATCCTCCGGCAGCACAGCCACCGGAATGGCGGTACCGTCGCCGGCCCCCACAACTGCCGGCGAGAGTTTGCCTGAGGCGGTCACGCGGCCGAGCAGCGTGCCTGCCGGGTAGGTCGTATCGACCGCAAGACCCAAGAACGTCTCACGAGTGTCCATGACCGTCCCGAATAGCTTGGGCGAGCCAACATCCTCATTGGTTACTGTCATACCGCCAGCGGGAAAACCACTCATGCCGTGACCCCTTTTCTACGCCGTGGGCGGCGCGAATCCCATGTTTTGCTCGACCAGATCGAAGACTGCATCGGCCCGGGCGGCCTCATCGGGCGCGGTGCCGGCGGGAGCGGCGGGCGCCGGAGTACCCGGAGCGGCCCCCTCGAGCTCGGCAGCGTGCGCGGTCACCTCGGCAGCGTTGCGGCCGGCGGTCATGTACCCGGCCTGCACTTGCTGACTGGTGAGCTCGGCGCCGGAGAGGATATGCGACGCGGCCAGAATGCCCGCGGCGGGACTTGCGGCCCCCATGGTGACGTGAGCGCTGACCCGGTCGCGCTCCTGGTCTCGGCCAAACTGGACGGCCTGCGCGTAAACCTCGGGATGTTGGGCCAGTAGCTCGGCAAGTGTCATGTCGTGGGCCTCCGTCTGTGGTCCGGTGGCCCGCGGCCCCCCAACCGTCGTACTCTCCGAAATAGCATCGATCATACCAACCGCAAGCGCTGCGCTCGCAATCATCATGGCGCCCTGGCCGTAATTGGCGTTGACGTCAGCCACAGAAACGCCACGCCCGCGGGCGATAATCCCAGCAAATTCAATATGTACCGCGTCCAGCTCCGCCTGGATCGCGGCCACACCTTCGGCCGTCCCTGCGTCCGGATTTTTCTTTGGCGCCGCCGAGCTCCGGACGGTAACTCGCTCCTCTGAAACAAACTGAGTCGTCTGGACACCCAAGCTCCCCACCATGGCCATCGGGTTGTTTACCGTGATGGAGTCTGCCGCCGCAGCGATCGCAAAAGCCGCCGACGCGGCCACGTCCGTGACTTGCGCCTCAGTCGGTTTGGTCGCGCCCGCAACCGCGGCGGCCGCGTCGAAAAGCCCCATAATCTCGCCGCCCGGGCTGCTGACCTCGAGCACGATTCGCTTGATGCCCGGGTCACCCTCAGCCGCCTGGATGCCTGCGATAATGTCACCATAAACGGAATTGCGCTCCCCGATCATCGAAAAGAAAAAGTCCGGGCGCGCGGTCAGGACACCCACCACAGGAACGCGCGCCGTGTCACCGTCCCGGACAAACACCTCACGCTCCCCGCGGTTGGACTCACGCTGTAGGAACGCCTCGAAGCGCCCGGCGTCCACCTCGAAGCGCGGATAGGCCTCGAGCATCCCGTCGAAAAATTCCGGGCTGCAAAGCCAATGCCCCTGTAGGTTCAACATGGTTTCCCCTCTAACTCACCGCGATTTTGAGGCCCGACGCGATGATGTTGGCTGTGTCGGTTTCGTTCGTCACGAATAGCTGAAGCGTGTCCGCCGGGTCAAGTGACTGGATTTGCCAAATCACTGTGACGTTCCCATAGTCGGTCGTCGTCGCCCGGATCAAGGACGCGCTATTCACAATCGCCGTCCCATTTAGCGCGATGCCAACCGTCAGATTTCTATTGAGCGCGCCGCCCGACGCCATGAGCAATTTCATGTTGGCGACGATACTCGTCCGCCGCTCGATCAGTCCGTCATAGGTGATGGTGCCGCCGGCACTCGCGGAGAACTTGCAATCGCTACCCGACTCAACCGCGAACGTCCCCACCACCGCCGCGGGCGTACCTGGTGTAACGATGACACTTTCCGACACATTTGTGGGCATCGTCACGGTTATGCCCGGCGCCGTGTCCGAAACCGACAAATCCCCGACGTTCCCCATAAACAGCCACTTGGGGTCACATCGCGTAATAGTGGCCACCGGCGTACCTGCACCGGTAAACGACGATCCTGAAATGCCTGCGCTGTCGTTGACGTTGGCCCCAGCGGCCGCGCCGTCAAGGAACGAGTCCCCCGCGCCGATATCACCCGCAGCGTTCACAATCTGGACACTATCCCAAACGGACGCCCCTAGATCAAACGCCGCGCCCGCGGTGTCGCCCACTTCGACAAAGCTAAGCGCGAATCGGTGATTTGTCGCGCCGGTAAACGTAAACCCGCTTACGCTCGGCCCCGTGAGTTGGCACTCCGTCATGACGAAGAAGTCCGCACCTGCCACGGACCCGTAGGCGAGGCCACCGACTAAAACGCACTGCTGCATGATGCAGCTATCCGCGCCGCCCGCACTGGTGAAATCGAATAGACTCCCCACCGGCGCCGCTAGTAAAAGGCTGGACACGAAAACCGCGTCGCCCACCGAAGTGAACAGCGCCCCGACACCACCGTAGAGTAGCGTAGCGTTCTGCGTGGGGGTGCCGAACATGCCGGCCGCACCGTTCCACGCAATGCGGTCCGTCCCGATATTGACTGTCCCGCTAATGTGGTAGGTCTTGCCGGCCTCGAGGGTAATCACGCCAGCAGCGGGCGCGGGGAAATCCGCCGCGGACTGGATCAGCACCACGTTGGCGTCGAGCAGCACACCACTATCTTGAATAAACTTTCCTGTGGTGCCGCTAAATAGCGCGATGGCGTCCGCAACCGATGACGCCGGACCGGTCACGTCGCCACCCCCACCACCAGCGGGAGCCAGTAACGACGTAGCCAACCGCGTCGCTTTACTAAGACGGACCAACCCCATTACAGATCCATAACCACAACCCAACCGGTGCCGGAAGGCTTGGCGTAAAGTGTGTCACCAACGACATTTTGGGCTACCTGCTCGGCCAAACTACCCGGCTGAAACCGCTCGGCTGTAGCGTCAACCTGTGCCGTGTTGACGCGCAAAATCCCCTGGCCCACATCGGAAATAGTCATAACACCGACACCGGTGCCTAGGTCCGTCCACACGTCCGCGGCAAGGGCAAACTGTGTCCTAGCCATAAAGCGCACCCTCCTCTTGCACCAGCGCTACTACGTTATCCGTCTGCGCTTCGGTCAAGCCTGTAGCCGGGTCCGCCGTTGCCGGCTCCGCGGGCTCTGGCCCCGTAAGCAAGTCCCCGTATAGCGCCCGCTCTTTGCGCAGCCGGCTGGCCACGACACTACCGCGCACGCCAAAGAGCCGCTGTGAAGCAAAGTCCCGATGAATCAGACTGGCCTCAATGGCTTGAGTCATCGCCTTCACATCCTTGCCCAAGTCGATAGAAGGCTTGATTACCCCGCCCCAAGCGGTTTTAGTCCACGCGCCAAAAGCAACGTACTCCTGCGGGTTGCTGCGTGACTCGAGGAAGCCGGGCGCGTCAACGCGACCGGTGAGCGTCTCGGTCGTCAACCATTCCAGATAGGTGTGCTGGCAAAAGCTACCGCCGAACTCGCTTCGGAATCGGGTCAGGTACATATTGAACTCGGAGCTAGCCGCCTTGCTGGCGCTGTAGTTGTTACTGAATTGCAAAATGAGAATTTCCGGCGGCACCTCACTGGCCCACGCGATCGCGGACAGCACCGCATCTTGGAACACGCCTAGGTTGACGTTAGGCCGCTTGGTATCGAAGCTGACCGGCTCCTCCCCAATCTGCAAATTCTCGAAGACGAGACCCGGAACTTGCTTACCAATTCGGAATTCTCGCGTCTCGTTATCCGGGCCGGTGCTTTGCGTCCGGGTTGTGAGCGTCGCACCACCCTCGAAGGGGCGAGACGGAAGCTTATCAGCGTCGCGCTTGATGTATGTCGCTAGAATCGAGTTGACGACCGCCGCGCGCATCTCCGAGTCACGGTACCGGTCGAGCTCCTTAAGGCTCTGCAGCATGACAGAAAGGAGCGGGGTGCCCCGTACCTCGTTAGTGCGCTTGGCTGTCCCGTACTGCAGCCACGCAATGCGCCGCCCGGTACTCGTCTTAGCCGGAACGCGCGTCCACTCGTTGGCCTCATCAAAGACGTAGAACGCGACGTGCCGGCCTCGAGCATCGCGCTCGACCCCCTCCACAATACGCGGGTCACCTATCTTCTCCATCGGCGTACGGACGTTACCACCCGGAATCAAATCGATCTGCGGAAGTCCCGTACTCTGCGCGCCCCCCTCCACATGGTGGCGGACGAGAATATCCCCCTCGATGAGAGATTCGCGCCGGGCCTCGGCCTGTAGCTGCGCGTAGGTTTGGCGCTGCTGATAGTCACACAGATCCGGATTGTCGGCCCAAATCTGAAAACGCTTTTCTACGTTCTCGGACCACTCCTGCGCGGCCTCTTCGCTGAGTCCCGCAATGAGGTCCGGGTCGGGCATCGCCTCGAGCTGCAATCCCGTGTTGATCTCGTTGGTGATGAGGCGCCCAATCAGGCCCTTAGCAAAAATGTTTTCGGTGAATAGCTGCGCCGAATTGGCCCGCAGTGTCCAGTAATCCGGTTGATAAAGCTTGGTACTCCCGAAGCCCCCGAAAAACTTGTCCCCAGTCCACGCGGTGGACGTGGCGCCCCACGCCCCGTAACCGGTATTGCTCGCCGTGATTTGCGGCTGGATCATGCGAGCCACTACCGCCGGGTCAGGCGCGGACACCAGCCGCATAGCGAGCGCTGACGGGTCGGCCACTACCATCCGGGTTGCACCGTCATCGGCCCGTCACCGGACACTAAAGCTTGCAGCATATAGAGACGATTGTACATCGTGTCTAGCGACGCCTGGATCTGGTCAAGGTCCTGGCGTCGCGCCGTCTGCGTACTCTGCCCTGTGTCCAGAGTGTACATTTGCAGCGTGGGGTCGAGCGCAAAGGCGAGAATCGCGTCCTCGTAGAGGGCGATCATCGTCTTAGTCCGTGTAATCCTCTCTTGCCAAAATGCGACATCCATCCGTCCAGTCTAGCGCACTACCTCCTGGGGGTGGTAGGAGTAAGGGGAGGGGAACCATTTTTCCTCATGATTTCGCTTAGGTATGACCACGTCGGCGAAAGCATCGTAGTCAATTTTCTCGAGCTCGAGGCACTTGGTGCAGTACTCGTAGACCAGCATATCGAAGGCGCACATATTGTAAATCCGGCAGTCCCAGGCGTGATTCGGGCGTTGGCCAATTTGCTCCCAGACATAGCCGATATGCCGCTTCGACACCCGATCGAGTAGCTTGATTTTCTCCTCAGCCTCATACTGCGCGAAGAATTCTCCCGGTCGATTCTGCGGATAGTTGGGGTACCCAACCGGCTGACGCTGCGTCGTGTCGTCCCAACGCTGCTCAAGCCACGCGCCCATTCTGTTCTTGTAAATCGTCGCGGTCACGTTGTAGAACGGACTGCCGGTGGACGACTCACCCAGGCTAAACTCCTTTATGGCAGACTCGCGAATGGACTGGGCGCGCCCCATTACTGGATAAACCCAGCCTTGGAACGGCCGACAGAATTCGTGCACCACATCCGACATGAATCCCACGTCAATCAGTGTGTTGGCTAGCCGGTATAGCCGGCCGTCGTCCGCCTCCCAAACCTTGTCCAGAATCAAGTGCCTTAGCGGCTCCCACGGCCCCTGTGCCGAGAGGTCCGTGATGGGGTGGTCGGGGGTCGCCTCGAAGTGCAGCCACTCAATAGAGTAGGTCTGGCGGTCACGACACCACCCGACCACCTCGACGTCGAGCCGATCCCCGTGGACGTCCACCGCACAAGTCAACAGAATTACCGGCGCGCCAGTCTCGAGCTCCGCAACCTTGTTAGGAATCTCGCCCTCACTGTACACCGCGCGGCGATGCAGCTCGACCCTCTCTTTCTTGGGTGACACTCCACGTTCTTCCCAAGGACGGCCGAGCTCGAGATTGTAGAATGTCTGTAGTTTTTCATGATCCCGAGCGTGGCCGGCGTCCACATCCCATGCCTTTAGCCACTTGTACACCATAGCGTGCCACGGGTACATTCCAGCCGGGCTGAGCAACGCGGGAATGTGGTAGCTCGTGAGCCCCTTTTCCTCCGGCTCCGAATGAGCCCGCCACTCTCCACGCTGCAAAAACCACGTCTTGTCGTAATTGTAAAACGCCTTCTGACAGTACATGCACACATAGCGGACCGACTCCTCTACGAGGTGCTTATGGTCGTCCAGACTCCACACGATGCCGTAGGGCTGACCGGCCGCGTTTACTGCGTGCCATTCAAGGTGCTGCATCTCCCCGCAGTGTCGGCAAGGCACGTAGTAGCGGCGCTGATCGCCCGCCATAAAGAGCGGATAAATCTGGCTGGTCTGCATGAGCAGCGGGCTGGACAAGTAGAGAATTTTCCGCATCGCGTTGTAGACGTCGGTCCGCTTCTCTACGAGCTCGAGCACCCCACCCTCCTCTTGCCCCTTGCCGCCGAGGATCAAAGGGAACGCATCGAGCTCGTCTATCAGCGCGATCGGTACCGACATCTGGCGCATCTTCCCGGGGTTACGCGCACCGATGCCAAGCAAAAAGCCGCCTGGGAATTCCTTACGCTCACTGGTGTCACCGCTGCGTTTGGACGTCCCGCCCGGCGCGCCGAGCAAATGGCGCAGCCCGCAGCTATCTAGCATACGGTCAATCTTGAGCTCCATGCCCATACGGGCCAGCTCTTTGTCCGCGGTCATATACAGCACGGAGCGGGGTGCGTGCGAGATTGTGTAACCTAGTGTGTTCTCGAGCAACCCCGTAGTGGCGCAGACCTGGCCGGCCTTCATGACAGCACACTTGCGCGTCGGATCGTCCACGCTCATGGTGTCCATAATCTCAGTTAGGTACGGCGCATAGAGGTTGTCCCAAAATCCCGGCTTAGGCGTGAGCTCTCGGGGCAGGTAGCGGTGCTTTTCGGCCCACTCCGAGACTTTCATGAGCAGCCGTTTGGTCTGGATTTGCTCGAGTTGCTCGAGCACATAGGCCGCGTCAGCCGCGTCGATGCGTGCCGGGAGTTTGGTCACTGCGCGCGCTCCCTGATTTGCTCGGCCATACTGCTGACGCAAGCGGTGAGAATCGTACTCACCTCACGCCGGTAGATGTCCACCACGTCAAGGCGCAGTGAGTCCCCGCCCGACTGGACGCGCGCGACAACCTGATCCGTGATTGCGTCCGGCACCTCTTCCACAAGCCGGCGGAAAGCGGTGTTGACGATCGGCACGAACACGCTCGGAATGAGCTTGCGGTCAATGAGCTCGCTACGCCGCTTGGCTGCGATGCCCTCCTGGTTGCGCATCTGAGCGTACTCTTTCAGGCTCTTCACTGCGTCGCGCAACCCAGGCAGATCGCCGCAACTCTCCACAACCTCCCGCAGCGTCAGCGTCCCCAGGTCCTCGAGGTCTTGGGGCAGCCGGCCTTCCCCAGCAAGCCGGATATCGGCAAGCGCCTGCGCGATCTTGTTGGCGTCAGCCCCGGACGACGGGGCTACGTCGCCGCCCGGGGCGTCAGCCTCCCCCCGAAATGCCTGCCGGCCCTGCTCGAGCATGAGCCTAGCACGCTCCCCGGCGGACTTATCGGGGCGCCGGCCTGGCCGGACCCCATGCATTCTCGACGCGTAGGCCCGGGCCGCCGCGTGTTCGCGATCAATCCGGCGACCGTCAGGCGAAAGCGCGGCCTCGAGCGGCCTGCCCTTGTGACACGCGCGATAGACGGTGCTGGGCGAGACCCCGAGTCCCCTGGCGTAGGCTGCCTTTTGTATAAAATCCAATTTGCCCCTCGATCCCCGATAGCCCCGGGCTTGATTTAAGCTAGCCTAAATTGAAATATGCAAATTATGGCCTAAGTATGCGAAATTGCTAAAAAATTTCCGTTTGAAAAATTTCCAAAAAGGGTGCGGCTGAATCTAAATCCCCCTGGGTAGCTGAGAGTCCACAGGACCCGTCTTAGACTAATTACACAGCCTCGCCCCGGGGATCTACCCGCGGGCGCGTGGGTAATTTGTATAATATCCAGCAGATTGCCCCCCTCTGGTGTAGCTCGGTGTACTAGAACATTAGCACCCTTGCACAGATGCTGGCCCGCGCGGTAGGCTACGCGCTTGGGATCAGGGTGAGGCCAGAGGGCCCGGGACATCGACCACCCCGGGCCCTCGCTACGTCAGGCACTCACCGGGCAAAGATTCGATTCCTCTGGAGCTCCTGCTTGAGCTTTTTCTTGTAGATCCCAGCCATGCGTAGCTTCACTCGAGCCACCGCCGGCATGAGCCAGGGGTTGGCCGGGATCGTAACATGCCGCTCGCTCATGTCCTGTACCAGCTTGACCTTGGGCTTGCGCTTGCCCCCGGTGACCCGGACGATACCCTTACGCTTGCCTAGGTCCACATAGGCGAAGCGCCGCTTGCCCCCCGCCCGGACCGCAGCCCCCACACGCTGGGCGTTGCGCCGCTTGCGGCTGCCGCTGGTCGGCACGCTCTGCAGCCGGATGCCCCGCACGCTGGCAATAGGCCTCGCCACCCGGGTGCGCGGTCTGGCCTGATCGCCCTCACCGCTGGCCCGGGGCGTGGTCCTGGGGATACCCACACGGCCCTCAGCCGTCCTCGAGCCGCCGAACTCCTGCACCTCCATGGCTGGGTTGATGGAGCCCGCCAGCGCCTCCTGGCGGCGCACAGCGGTCGCTGCGCTCGTCTTCTCCGTCCGCAGGGAGTTGAGCATCCACCTATTGCGCAGCGTCATCCCTTCGCGCATATTGCGCTCTGCCTCCTCGAGGGCGGCATCCGCTGCGCGATTGAGCGTGAACTGTGTGACTCTCGGGTAGGCCTTGGCAGCAAATCGATGCAAATCACGCTCGAAGCGCTGCAAGTCCTTGTCGCCGTAGGTGATGAAGCCAGCCATAATTAGCAGCCTAGCACACGCCCCGCGGGTTGCTGAATGCAAATGGCCAGTAAATGGCCAGTAAATGGCCAGTAAATGGCCAGTAAATGGCCTCGTCTAACCCCGCGTCCCCATTCAACATCTTGAATAACAGACGCCCTCTAGGCCCGCATTGCCCCCAAAACTCCCCCCACGGCCCTAGCACGTATTACATAATTATAGGTACTACGTGCTATCCCCACAGCCACAGTTACGCGCACACACTCGTGGCCTACCCTACCTCTATTATTCAAGAATAGTAGTAGTAACAAGGGGTTAAGTGCGGCCATTTACTGGCCATTTACTGGCCATTTGCTGGCCATTTGCTGGCCATTTGCTCTCTCATAATTATAGAGCACCCCGGGGCGTCCATAATTATGTGGGCTTGACAGCTGCCAAAAGTCCTATATGGTGCACCTCAAAGGGGAACACTACATGCGAAGGACCTATACGCACCGGATCGAAGAGACTCTATTGGACGACGTCAGGACCGCGGCCAGCTTGCGGCAGGAGCACATCGTCGATCTCATGGAGCGCGCCCTCGAGGCCGAGCTCGCCCGCCTCATCGAGACCAGCCCCGACAGCTACGGCGAGGCCATGCGGGCCGCGGGTGTCTTGCGCCGGGAGGTCCGGGACTCATGAGCGAGCCCACCCTCACCATTGCGCACGGGCCCATCTCGCTCACACTGACGCGTCTGGACGGCAAGCTACAGGTCGTCTCCACCAACGGCGCCCACAAGGTCACTGTGGAGCTCCGAGCCCATGACTCGACCTACGAGGCGATCCGCGAGTGGGCCACGCCCCCAGTCCCCCCGCTCAGCCTCGACGAGCAGGTTGCGCGGGAGGTGATGGGCTACGAGCGGTCCGTGCCCCGCGGTGACTACTGGCGCAGACCTGGACTAGTCAGCATCCGGGTCGCCGACTACACCCCCTCCACCGATTTCATCGCCGCGCAGCGGGCCCTCGAGCACGTGATGCCTGACGGCGCCGAGTGGAACGCCGCGCGCATGATCCACCACAATCATGACGCCTGCGGGTGGCGCGTGTGGCTCACTACGGGCCCGACTGGTGACGTTGACGCCCCCACCCTACCTGAGGCGCTCTGCCTCCTCGCACTGGAGATCGCACGCAATGCGCATATGTGACGGATTGGAATTCATCGAGAAGAGCACGCATGTCCGCCTCGAGGCCGACGGACCCGGCCAAGTGGTAGGCCTTTTCGAGCCGGACGTGGAGGTTTTGCGTGACGCGCTCACCGCCTGGCTCGAGCGCCCCGCGCCCATCATTGACGAGCAAGTAGCGCGGGAGGTGATGGGGTGGACCGGCGCCATTGCTGGAGCGGATAGCCCGCCTGTTTGGCTGACCACTGAATTTCAGGAGCTCCCGCAAAACGCCTACACCCCCTCGACCGACGCGGGCCAAGCGCTCACCGCGTACCTGCACGCTCTGGACGGCGACACCCGGGTCCACGTGGTCTACGTGCACTCGTGTCGGGTCACGAGCAGGGACGGGACCATTGGCACCGGCGACACTCTGGCTGAAGCGCTTTGCAACGCTGCGCTCCACGTGGTGCGCAACCGTGCCCGATAGCATCGACGAGCGCGTAGCAACGCGGGTCATGGGGTGGACGCGAGATAAGACGTCCTACTGGGTAAAGCCCGACGGTTTCCAGCCGGCGTCGCTCTACCTTCCGTCGCGCAACCCCACGCAAGCGATCGAGGCTATCGCCACGGCCACGCGCGGCAATTGGTCATACGAGACGCGCGGTGACGGAGTGCACCACGTCCGCGCCGGCACACACCGCCTCGAGATCGACGGAGGCGCCATGGCGGCCGCCTTGTGTCTCGCGGCGCTACACGTGAGAGGGGATACAAGTAATGGGTGAGCTATACGGCACCGCCGAAATGCGTGTGCGCAGCGCAGATACGCACCTGACTTTCGACACCGACGGCCATGGTGTCGCAGTACTCAACCGCGCCGAAACCGAAGCGCTCCGCGACGCGCTCACCGCGTGGCTCGCCGGCCCCACCGACGAGCAGGTTGCGCGGGAGGTTATGGGGTGGGCGCCGGAGCGCGTAGTCAACTACACCCCCACAACCAACGACACGCAAGCGCGTGAAGCGCTGGAGCGCGTCACGGGGTCGGGCGGGGAGTGGGGTTTGCACGCTCATCCCGCAGGGGGTTACTACGCGGCGTACGGTGGCCCGCCGGCCAGCGGGGAAACCGCGACAGCCACACAGCCAACCGCAGCGCTCGCCATGTGCGTCGCAGCCCTCGAGATCGCAAGGAGTAGGTCATGACCAACGAACAGGTCGGGCGCGACGTGATGGGGCATCAGCATCGTCTCGCCGGCTACACCCCCCTCACTGACACGGATCAAGCCATAGAGGCGCTCGAGCACGTGCTGCCTGCCGGCATAGCATGGAATCTAACCCGGCTACCTGAGGGTGGGTATAGGTGCCTCACCCCCGACACGGCCCACGGCACCACCCCCGCCGAGGCCATCTGCGCCGCAGCGCTCGCGCTGACCGAGCCGACCGACGAGCAGCTCAACGCCGCCGTGGCCCTCGAGGTATGGGGGTGGGCGCGGACCGTGCCCCGTGGCACCGCTTGGGTTGTAGACAGCTCCTTAACCTGTATCCGGGTCGCCGACTACACCCCCGCCACCAACGACACGCAAGCGCGTGAGGCCCTCGACTACGCGACACGAGACTACGCCAGCCCCCGCTGGCAGCTCGCCCGTACCGGCCTCGAGGAGTACAGTGTGAGCCCGCGCAGCGGTGGCGGTGCTGTGGCCAACACCGCAGCCCGCGCCATGACCCTGGCGGCGCTCGAAGTGGCGCGCCGGTAATGGGCGTCCCCCTCGAGCTCGGCCGGCTGCATCACACCCACCTCAACGCCATGGTTGCGTCCATCGCCATGGGGTGGCCCGCACGGCCCCGCACGTATACGCCGGTCACCAATATCTGTCAGGCCGTGGCGGCCCTCGAGCACGTGTGCGGGGAGGAATGGGACTGGGGTGTAGCCTGGCACAAGGGCGCTTATGTGGCCAGCACGTTCCACCCGACCACCGGACAGCGCGGCATCGGGTCAGGCTATACCGTCGCCCACGCGCTCTGTAGCATGGCTGTGTCGCTCGCTGAGCGCCTCGAGGCACAAAGTGACCCGGGCTGACCACCTGCACGATATGCCGCCTGCCGTAAAGGGGGCGCTAGATCGGTTCAATCGCAAGTTAGCTGAGGCGAAGGTCAAAAAAGACATCATGCTATGCCGAGGCGATTGTCTCGAAGTCATGAAACAGCTAGAGCCAGCTTCGGTAGACATGGTTTTAACTGATCCACCTTACGGCACAACCGCCTGCAAATGGGACTCAATTATACCACTGGAGCCGATGTGGGAGCAGCTCAAACGCATCACCAAACCCAACGCCGCCATTGTGTTGATGGCTGCGCAGCCTTTCACGAGCGCTCTTGTGATGAGCAACACTAAGATGTTTAAGTATTGCTGGGTGTGGAACAAGAAGAAGGGCGGCAACATCCAAGTTCTAAAGTGGCAACCCTGTCAAGTATTACCCTCTAAAAACGCCACAGAAAGAGCGCACAGGAAAAACCTACTCAGCCGGCGAAGCTGGTGGGATAAAGCATTATGGTGATTTGCGAAGTTACAAAGACAAACATCCTAAGAGTATCCTTGAAATCAGTAACGCTAATCAACGCGGTAAGGTACACCCAACCCAAAAACCCGTTGCACTGATGGAGTACCTCATCAAGACCTACACCAACGAGAAAGAAGTTGTGCTCGACTTCACAATGGGCAGCGGCACAACCGGAGTCGCATGCAAGAACACCGGGCGCAAGTTCATAGGTATTGAGCTCGACGAAACGTATTTTGGCATCGCGCAAAATCGAATAAACGGTCAGTCCGGAAAGATGGCCCCATGACCCGAGCTGAGCTAATCGCCCTGGCGGGCCACCTGCGCAGCATAGCCGCCGGCCGTGTCGGCCTCGAGCGCTACCACCTCACCACCGCTGCGGGTCTACTCGAGGCCGCAGCCCACGACATGGCCGACGGGGAGCGCCCCGCCGACGCCATAAGGAGAATTGCCGATGCCGACTGATATGACTGGGCTAATAGCCGTCCACATGAATGAAAGCGAGGAGCTGGCCACCCTGCGTGAACGAATCGAACACCTCGAGACGGGAATGGCGGCGCATCTCGAATTGTTGCGCCGGGTTAACGAGGTCATGGAAAACGTGGCCGCATGGCCGAACAGCGAGTTAGGGTTGGCGGTTCAAGGGGCAATCCGTGCCGACTGACAAACGACACGACCGCAAGCGCCCCGCGGACTATGTGAGCGGGCCGGGTAAGCCCCAGAGTGGGGACCGCGTCCTACGCGTTTCGATTGACGCGGGGGTACTCGCCCTATTCATCGTCGACAACGTGGGGCACACCTACCTCAACCGCGGCCAGCTTCGGGCGCTTCGGGACTGGGCGAACCACGCGCTCGAGTACATGGCGCAGGGGGACGACGCATGAGCCGAATACACTGCCTGAAGACATGGCCCGAACCGTTCGCGGCGGTCGTGTCGGGGCTCAAAACCTGGGAATTCCGAAAGGACGATCGCGGGTTTTGCGTCGGGGATATGCTGCGCCTGGAGCTATGGGACCCGGCACCGCGCAGCAACACCCCAAGCCCCACCCCCATCGGTTACCGCCACAAAGTCAACGCGGAACGCGAACACATCGAGCGCCGCCCTGTTGCGCCTTTGCTCCGCTGTCGAAGAGCCAA